GCTGGTAGCGATGGCCCGCACCGTTGTGCGCAAGCTGCGCAGGTAGGCCTTGCCCTTAAGCTTGAACCTCAGATAGTAACAAGACCGTTCCGGGGGATTAAAGACCCGGTATGTGAGGCCCTCGACCGTAACCTGGAACCCATCCGGGCCGTCGGTTTCAGGCGTCACACTGTTCTTTGAGTCGGTTTCGAGAGAGTTCATTGTTTTAGCTGATACGCTTTTTGATACACCTTGCGTGTGTCACTTGATGTCCAAGGGCACCCTACAGCGCCCGACAAGGTGCGCAAGGGAAAGCGTATCAAGCAACGGATTCCTCTCTGTAAACCGGCCAAAAAGCAGGCGCGCACAGAGAAAACGCCGGTATAGCTCAGTTGGTAGAGCAGCTGATTTGTAATCCAAGCCCCTGCCAGAGTAAAAAGGCCAACTGATACGCCTTATGATACGACTTGCGTTTTCAGCCCCCGGGGGGGGCAACGCGGTTTGTGGGTCGGCGGTAATTAATTCAAGCGGTGGCGATTCGCCCCGTTTTCGCGGGTTTTGGCGGTTTCCCGCCGGTTTGCTCCCGCTCCAGGAGCAGGCCGAGAGCGTTCAGCGCGGCCGCCGAGGGTGGGCGGTTGAGCTCCCAGCCCTGGACGGTGCGCGGGGAACAGTCGCAGAGCGCGCCAACGTCGCCCACGGACAGCCCGAGCCGGGCCCGGATCGCCCGGAACCCGTCCGGGTAATCCATGACGTTGCCCGCGTCGTCCAGGATGACCGGCACGCCGTAACTGGACGCCGGGTGGTGTAGGGTTATTTTCATTCCGTGGTCCACTCAGTTTCAAACACCGTTTCGTAAGTCACGCCTTCCCCTCTGGCGTGATCGGCGGCGTTAAATTCCGGGTCAAACTGGACCCGCTCAACCTCCCATTTCGAGCGAGTAAAATCAGGGTGGTTTTGCCATGTTGAAAACTGCTCTTTGGCGTCTGCCACGGCTGCCTCCATCGTTGCGTATTCCTCGGAGAGCTCGTCCACCTCATCACAAAGCGCATCCAGTTTGCGGCGGTAATTGATCACGTAGATTAATTTCATATCGGTTTTCGTTTGTTTTGCGTCCGGCGTGCCCGGCTCCCTACTGCCCCCGGGGATTCCGGGGGCAGGGTGGGAACTGGTTAGTCTTCGTTTGGGAGCATGATTGTGACGACCGGTTCGCCGGAATCTCCGGGGCCGATGTGGATGGCCAGAGTCACACGCCGATGGCGAACGCCTCGGCCTTCGACCGGCACCCGGTACAGGTCGAACAGGCGGCGCGGACTGTCACCCCGCCCCCGGCAGGCTAGGTGAGCCATCAAAAGCACGTAAAAAAGGCGTGAGTCTTGGTCTTGGATTGTGTTTTTGCGGCTGTTTGTCTCTTCGGTCCATTCCACGCAGTCCGCCCAGACGGCGCGGGTGATGGCCACAGGGACCGTAAACCCGTGTTTTCTGGCCGTTTCTTCGCTTACGTCTACCAACAAGCCGTCCTCAAGAGCCTGCTCGCGGCTGTATGTAAAAATGATGTCTGCGGCGGTAAAAAACGGTGTGGCAATTTGGGTTTTCATTTGAGTTTGCGTTTTGTTGGGTTTGCGTTTCCCCGGCCAGCCGTTCGAGCGGCTCGCCGGGCGGTTTTTCCGGCTTTCCCGGCTCCCTACTGCCCCCGGGGATTCCGGGGGCAGTGTGGGAGCTGGTTAGGCGGTTTTCAGTTTGGCCATTTCCTGAGCCAGGACCCAGAGGCCCCGGTTAAGCTTCACGTTTTGGTCGATCCCGGAGATTTCACGGGTCCGTCGCATTTGTTTCCTGCGCCCGTTTTCGTCGCGCAGGACGTAGCCAACGCCGCCCCGGATGACGTTTTCCTGAACGGTGTTGAGGGTGGACCAGAGGTTCGGCTCGGCGTCCGCGAACCGGCGGACGGTGAGGAGTTTTTCGGCGCTGAACGGGGCGGCCTCGGTCTCGTCGTATCGCAGAGCCAGAGCGGCAGCGCCGAACGCAGCCCGCTCGCCCTCGGTGAGGCGCAGGGCACTCCACTCGCGAACGCTCTCACTGGCCTCGGGGAGCCGTCCGAGAATTTCAATGCAGCCGTCAATGACCTGCGGGATGACGTCGCCGGAGTGTTTGATCCGGATCTCATTGAGATCGTCCGCAACCACCATGCCGTTTGAGCAGACGAGCCGGAAGATTCCGCTCATGATTTGGTAACTGCTGGTGCCGTCGTGGGAGTTGACCAGGACAATCTCATGATGGTGGTCGCCGACTTGGGCCGTTTGGCTGGCGTGCCGGAGGCGGATGAGGTGTTTTGTGAACGCCCGTTTCTCCTCATCGCGGGTGCCGCCCTGCCGCACTTCGAACGGCTCGAAGCCCTCCCGCCGGAGTGATTGAAGAACGGTTGAGGTGGGGATGTAGGAGTATTTCTGAGAGCGGGAGCCGTGGGCGGTTTCCGCGAAGATGCTGGGCGCAACGGCCCGGATTTCTGAGTCGCTCAGCGGGGAGCGGGACCGGAGAACGTTTTGATTGCGGCCGAAGCGGTTGATGGAGGTGCGGGAAACCGTGGAGTTGAAGAGCGAGTGCATTTGAGTTTGCGTTTTTTTGGGTTTGGTTTTGGGTTTGTGCATTCCCTCGGCGTTTCGCCTTGGGTTTGCGTCCCCCGGTCAGCCGTTCGAGCGGCTGGCCGGGGGTTTTTGTTCCCCGGGGATCGAACCCGGGGCGGGTTGGTTTAGATGTGGGCGAGGAGTGCGGCGCGCTGGGATTTGTCTAGGTCGTCGCTGAGCCAGTCGCCGACGTTGTCGGTGATGAATTCCGCCGCTAGGTCGAACTGTGCGTCGTCCCAAGCGCAGCCGTCGGCCCATTCGTTGAGCCCCTCTTTGGTGATAATCTCAACCGCATCGTCCTCGCGGTCTGAGGGAATGAAACTAACGTTCCAGCCATACTCAGGGCTGAGGGTGATGCACGTCTGGTTTGTGTTTGCGGACGATTCGATGATGCGGACGATTTGGGATTTGAGCGTGTTCATGGTTTGCGTTTTTTTGGTTGGTTTTTTGTCGGTCGCTTTTGGCTAGTGTCTCCCGCCGGAGCGGAGAGGTTTTGCACAGCGGACTCGCTATCGATAGAGAACACTCTACGCAAAAAGGCGCAACAGGCAAGAGGAATTTTGCTTATTTTTGCGCAATGCCCGCGAATGCTTATTGCAGCTTGATTTGCGGGCGATGGTTTGCGCATTTAAAACCATGCGAACGATCCGTTTTTGCGCTGTTTTGATGGCGGTCTGCGCGGTTTTTGCGCTCGGGGTTGCAGTGGGTGGAGCCGGGCAGAGGTACCAGCTCGTCACACACTCAGGGCAGGCGGCGGGGATTTCGCACCGGCTCGACCGTTGGACGGGGGAAACGTGGGTGTGCATGCCTGCAGTACACCCGGGGAGCCGTTGGCAGTGGCATCCCATGCCCGTGGCCGGATACCCGTGGGAGGCGGCGCAACCCGTCGCGGCGCAGCCTGTGCCTCCGGCTCTCCCTCAGCCATCTGGCAACGTGCAGTTTTTGCCGACACCGCCGCCGATGGATGGTGCGATCCGGATCCAAAACGGACACCGCTACCGTTACAACGCGACAACGGGCATCTGGGAATAGCTCCGGCCCGCACACAGGGCGGCGCGGTTTGTCCGTTTTTTGGTCGCTCTTTGGCTGGCTTTGTGTTCCCCTGAACACATGCCGCGCAAGTCTGCCCGCATATCCCTGCCCCCTGAATTTGTCGCCGCGGCCAGTCGCTACGGTATTGCCCCGGACGTGCTCGCGCTGCGCGTGCTGGCAGCCTGGTCAGCCGATCCGCCCGAGGAGCTCACAATACGGGCGGCCGTTTGTGCGCAGCGTCGACGACGAGTTGCGCCAGATCGTAATCGACCCGTTTAAGATCCTCCAGGCCGATGCGTGTGGCCAATCTCACCGTGTCTGCAAAGGAGATTCCGAGAGACTCGGAGACCTGGCGCACACGCTCGACGACCTCCTCCGGGAACCTGACAGGAACCGGTTTCCCGGACGGTCGGCTCTCGTGGTATCCGCGATTTTTGGGGGCAGCCATGCCCATACAATACCACAACCACACCAGATTAAAACCCCATCGCGGGCGGTTTGACGTCGCGCGTGGTATATTTCACGTTGACACTCGCGGAGTGCGTGAAATATACCGCGCCGCATGCACGAACAATTTTGCACGCACAATATCCGGTTCCGCCGGGAGCAGTTCGCTGAGATCCGGGAGGTTGCGGACCGGGCCGGGCTGTCGCTCCAAGACATCGTCCGGCTGAGCGTCAACATCGGGCTCTCGCAGGTGGCCAACACGCTGACACGGCCAACGCCAGCGACACGGACGGACGAGGAGGGCGCACAATGAGCGGCGGCGATGTTTTTCTGGGGGTGGCGATTCTGGGCGCGGTGACGTCCATTTTGCGGTGGCGGCTGGATGTGGCATGGAGAGAGGGCAACCGGCAGGGGTTGGCCACCGGCTATCTCGACGGGCGGCGCGCAGAGCGGGCCGACCAGGAGCGCATCCGGCAGGAGGTGGCCCGATGAGATACGCTGTTTTTGCGGGCAGGGACCCGCGCCACAAAATGGCGCTCGTTGGTTTGACGTTCCTGCTGCCGGACGCGCAGATGATGGCCAGCCAACGCTACGCGGGCGGACAGGCCGTTGCGGTGCGCAGCGTGTCGGCGGAGGAGTCGCAGGCGCTGGCGGCATTAGACATCGTGCATCCATGGGTGGATAAGATGCCGGGCGCGTTCGTCGCGTGGAAGGAACGCTGGGAGAAACATGAGGAGGTGCGGGCATGATGTTTTTGGTTTTTTCGTCCTACGGGGGCGACACCGGGTTTTTCGTGGGGTCGTTTTTTGACCGGGCCGACGCGTTGACGGTGGCCCAGAGTCGGAAATCAGCCGGTGAGTCCGTTTCTCTGCGCTCCCTGGAAGCAATGGACGCCCGGCAGCGGCTCTCCACTATGGCCGGAGCGGCACGGGCATTTTTTTCGCCCATGGAAACCCTCCCAGGTGAGGAGGTGCCGCTGTGAGCCGGGCACCCGCCATTGATGGACTAGAGATGATGTACACGCCCGCGCAGATCGCGGCGGTGTATCAGCTCCACCCTCGCACGATCTCCCGGGAGATCCAGAGGGGCAACCTCCGGGCCGAGAGCATCGGCGGAGAGCTCAGGATCCCGGCCAGCGCGTTGCTGGCCTGGAGGCGCAGCAACAACCCGCTCCCAAACTAGCACCCGTGCGGATCCTCGCCACCCCTCCGCACCGCCTGACACTGGCGCAGCTCCAGACGCTGCGCTCCCGGCCATCCATGGCCGACGCATACGCCGCCCGTTGGCGCGTGTGCCTGTTTTAGCGGCCCGCCCGCCGCCGTTCATTTTTTTTGCCCAAAAACAGGTCCCTGATGTCTCGACCAGACGACAGCCTCATTGCCCGACGCGCCGAGCAGGTAGCCGCCGCGCCGCCACTTTTTTCAGAGACGGTTCTGGACGCGCTGGCGAGCGCCGAGGCGCGGGGCGAGTTCACGGGCGAGCGCCTGTTTTCACAGAGGCCTGACATATACAGAGCCGTTGTCGAGCTTCTCGGGCAGGGCGTTGGCGTCCGCCAGATCGCCCGGACGCTCCGAGTCAGTCACAACACCATTGCGGCCGTCCGTCACAGAGAGGGCGCAACAGTAGACACACTTAAAGAGCAGACCATTGCCACGCTGGCGCGGTTTG